TTGTGCAGGCATTAAAGCAAAAGAACGTCCTTCGTCAAATCGCCACCGTCATTCCCACAACGCAGAAACTGACCATTCCCGTTTCTTTGGGCGGTGAAAACGCAAGCTGGATGCCAGAAAACGAGCCATACACGTTTTGTGAAGCAGAATTCGGTGAAATCGAGATTGATGCATATAAGCTCGGCAGCTCTATTCTCGTTTCTGATGAGCTGCTTGAGGACTGTGGCGTTGACCTTAAAAAATATATCGAGGAAGCCTTTGCTCACCGGATCGGCAATGCTGAGGAATCTGCCTTTATCCGAGGAGACGGAAACGGAAAGCCTCTCGGTATTATTCACCAGGCTTCTATTGGTAAGGTCACGGATGAGAAAGGCAAAATCAGTGCAGATGACTTGGTCGATATGGAATTTTCTTTGGCAGAGCCGTACCGAAAAAATGCGGTGTGGGTTATGTCCAACGATGCATATTGCAGACTTGGACAGCTACGCCATTATCGTGGAAATCCTATTTGGAGTAACGGGCTTGAAGAGGAAAAGCCTACGAAATTATTCGGCTATCCCGTCTACATTTGTAACCATATGGATGATGTCACCCCCGGTAGCATTCCGGTAATGTTCGGTGACTTCAGTTACTACTGGATCGGTGACCGAGGCAAGAGAGTCATTAAACGCCTGGTAGAGCGTTACGCTGATCACGGGCAGGTTGCCTTTATCACAACCGAGCGTGTGGATGCAAAACTCGTTCTTCCCGAAGCAATAAAGATGCTTAAGGTCAAGAGTGATAAGGAATAAGGTTGTGTGGGAGGGCGGCTTTCGGGTCGCTCTCCCTTACTCTTGTAGTCATAGGAAGGAGATATGCCATGACACTACAAAACAAAATCGCTATTAACAATATGCGGCTTGAGGGGCATAGCCCTTCCGTGATTGCCGCCACTTTAGGTTTGTCTGCCGGGACCGTCCGTGCTCACATTCACAGATACCCGGAGATACCGAACACCAAACTCTGCAAGAACTGCGGTAAACCCGTGCTTCAAACAGAAAAACGTCGCGAGAAAAAGTTCTGTTCGGATACTTGCCGAATGCTGTGGTGGAACACCCACCGAGACTCGGTGAACCGCAAAGCCTATTACAATCTTACCTGCGAATACTGCGGAAAGGAGTTCGAGTGCTATGGTAACAAAAACCGAAAATACTGCAGCCGTGCCTGCTACGTTGCGTCAAGACAAGCAGGATAAATACGCAGCCGAAAATATGATGCTGTACCGAACCTCTCTGGCTCTGCTCAAGAGCCTTGCGGAGGACGGCACTTTTACCGAGAAAGAGTATTGTAAGATATCGACAATGCTGTCCCGTAAATACGGATTATCTTCGGGTAGTATATTTGCGGAATGTGCTTGATATATCCGCCGTTTAGAGCGAATATGTAGTGACCTTAATTGATACAAAGGAGGTAAATGTATTGGAAAGGATCGTTACACAGACCCGTTTTGCGAAAACGGAATTGCCGAGAGCAAAACGGGTGGCGGCATATGCCAGAGTATCCTCCGGCAAGGATGCGATGCTCCACTCGCTTTCCGCCCAGGTGAGCTATTACAGCAAATTGATACAGAACCATGGCGGATGGGAGTACGCAGGCGTATATGCCGATGAAGCTTTAACCGGCACAAAGGATACTCGAGAAAATTTTCAAAGGCTCCTTGCGGATTGCCGAAACGGAAAGGTGGATATGATTTTAACCAAGTCCGTTTCGCGCTTCGCAAGGAATACGCTGACCTTACTCGAAACCGTGCGAGAGCTGGAGAGCCTGGGTGTGGATGTCTTCTTTGAGGAGCAGAACATTCACACCGCAAGCTCCGAAGGCGAGTTGATGCTGACCATCCTCGCAAGCTACGCCCAGGAAGAAAGCCTCTCCGCCAGCGAAAATCAAAAGTGGCGGGTACGGCAACAGTTCCAAAACGGAAAACCCTGGCGTGGTTTTATGATGGGTTACCGCTACGATGGAGAGAAATACGTTATCGTTCCCGAGGAAGCTGCGGTGGTTCGTTCCATTTTTGAGGATTATCTTTCCGGTAAAGGTGTTGCCGCCATTATGAAACGGCTCAACGAGGAAGGCATTCTCACGCAGCAAGGATGCACTTGGCATCAGAGTGCCGTGAGCAGAATTCTTCGCAACTATACCTATACGGGCAACCTTTTGCTTCAAACCAAATTCCGTGAGAATCACCTCACAAAACGCACTCTGGTGAACCGCGGAGAACTTCCGCAGTACCATGCAGAGAACACCCACGAGCCGATCATTGATATCGGTACCTATAACTTGGTACAACTGGAAATGGCAAGACGGGCGGAGCGTTTTGCAAAGCCACAAACGAAAGCCGAATATCCTTTTACGGGACTCATCACCTGCGCCGGGTGCGGTAAGCACTACCGCAGAAAGGTAACGAAAACAGGCCCCGTATGGATATGCGCCACCTACAATACCCTCGGCAAAAAAGCCTGCCCGTCGAAAGCCATCCCTGAACCTACTTTGATGGCACTTGCCGCCGAGATCGATGATTTTAGTAAAATAACGGCTATTACAGCCGACAAAGATAACACCTTGATATTCTCCCTTGAAAATGGAGAAACAATCGTTAAACGATGGAAAGACCGCTCACGCTCGGAAAGTTGGACTCCCGAGATGAGGGCAGCGGTCGGTAAGAAAACAAAAGAAAGGAGTAAGCAAAATGGCAACAGCTAAAAATGTAACCGTAATACCTGCCACACGAAACTTGCACACGGGTATCCCCACCACCTCAAAGGCAAAACGCAAGGTTGCAGGCTATGCCCGTGTATCCACCGACAGCGATGAACAGTTCACAAGCTATGAGGCGCAAGTGGATTACTACACCAATTACATCAAAAGCCGTCCCGAGTGGGAGTTTGTTGAAGTCTATACCGATGAAGGCATCTCCGCACTCAACACAAAAAAGCGTGATGGTTTTAACCGAATGATAGCCGATGCCCTGAACGGCAAAATCGACCTTATCGTAACCAAAAGCGTAAGTCGCTTTGCCCGTAATACCGTGGACAGCCTTACTACCGTCCGCAAGCTGAAGGACAAGGGCGTTGAGGTGTATTTTGAAAAAGAAAATATATGGACGATGGATTCCAAAGGCGAGTTGCTCATCACCATAATGTCATCCCTTGCCCAGGAGGAGAGCCGTTCCATTTCCGAAAACGTGACATGGGGACAACGCAAACGCTTTGCTGACGGCAAGGTCAATATGCCGTACAAACAGTTCCTGGGATACAAAAAAGGCGTAGACGGTCTGCCGGAGATCGTTTCCGAAGAAGCAGAAATCGTCCGCACCATTTACCGAATGTTTGTTGAGGGTATGTCCGCAGGCTCTATTGCAAAACACCTGACCGAAAGCGGCGTACCCACGCCTTCCGGGAAAGCGGTGTGGCAAAGACATACGATCGAGAGCATTCTTCAAAATGAGAAATACAAAGGCTCGGCACTTCTGCAAAAGAAATACACCGTGGATTTTCTGCAGAAAAAGATGAAGGTCAACGAGGGTGAAGTTCCGCAGTATTATGTGGAACACAGCCATCCTGCCATCATCGCACCGGAAGAATGGGAACGGGTTCAGTTGGAACTGAAACGCAGAAAGGATAGCGGCAGGCGCACCTTTTCCACCAGCCCCTTTGCCGGGAAACTCATCTGCGGAGATTGCGGTGAGATTTTTGGCTCAAAGGTATGGCACTCAAACAGCAAATACCGCCGAACAATCTGGCAATGTAATGCAAAATTCAAGGGTGACACCATATGCGCTACACCGCATTTATATGAGGATGACATTAAGGAGCTGTTCGTAGTAGCGTTAAGCAAGTTACTTGTTGACCGAGAAGCGCTTCTTGAGGACGGCAGGCTCATCCGCCACAAGCTGATGGACACCGCTGCGATTGACACCGAATGCGAGGAACTCCTCCAGGAGATGGACGTGGTCGCAGGCCTTATCCAAAAGTGCATCAACGAAAATGCCGTAAAGGCTATCGACCAGGATGAATATATCAGCCGATATAACTCCTTGGTGGAACGCCACGAAAAGGCTCAAAACCGCTATGACACCTTGCAGAAAAAGCGTGATCGCAGACTTATCCAAGCAGATGTTATGAGCGGATTTCTTTTCGCCATCACCGAGCTTGACAACCTACAGCTTCAATTCAACCCCGCCCTCTGGCACGCCACCGTTGACCACGTAACCATATACGCAGATGAGCGTTTAGTGTTTCATTTCAAGAACGGCAGCGAGGTTGAGGTGAGGATATAAATAAAAGCTCGAATCAGCAAATTTACTGCTAATTCGAGCTCTTTATTAGTTAATAGATATTTCGCCTTCAATTACTTCAGAAGAATTTTTAGAAGTGATTATGTATGGTATGGAATCAATGGCCTCCTTGAGCAAAATAGCTGCGGGAAAGGCAACTGTTGTGTTGTGTTTGAGATAATCAAATTTAAGTTTGATTACATAATACTCTCCGTCTTCATAAACATCAAAACAAAACACATCGTCCAGTTCATCTTTATAATCTTCTTCATAATCGACATCAAAGGGTAAACCAGAACCGCTCCTTATATTGTTGAATTGAGGAGTTTTAATGAGAGAAGAATCATAATCGCCATATTCAGCGGTACTTTTAATCCCTAACAATTCAGAGAGACTACATTCTCTTGTTAAATATCTCATTGCATCTGTTTTTAATTTAGGTAGTTCCGTAAGTGAGAGGTAATGTGTTTTGTGAACTTTTATAGCTACATCAATATCTTCATCAGCACTTGTTCCTATATTTGTTAGTGCTAATTTGACACACATAATATCAGCAAAGCCTTGCTCGACATCACCCCATATGCAAGCATCATCAATAGTACGATACAACTCTTGAATCAAACTGTGCTTTTTCTTCTCTTCGGCAGAGCCATCGTAGGAGGGAGCTCCAAACAATGTAGGTGCCGCTAATGTTTTTTTCGTTAAGTTACCTATACAGAAAAAATCATCTGGCAATTGTATTTCGAGAGCACTTGATGCCTCGGTAATAGTATCAATTAAATTTTGATTTAATTCAACGGGGGTGTTAAAGCCTCTGTATATCGCCCCCAAACTACCTGGTATTGTTTGCAGGTGGATATCTGAAATCTCTCGTATAAGAGATTTGATTTTTTCCACATCACCTTTAAATGTATGGTCTGTATTAAGTTTCAACTTTTGGAAGGTGCCATTACTGGAAAGTTTTCCGTTCTCATCTATTCCGCGCAAAGTTAGCTCGGATTTTCGTTCAGCACGAACTTCAGCTACGCGTTTTTCAGCAATAAAATGTTGCGTTAAATGAGCGAAAAATAATTTATGAAAATCTTCGTTTGACGAGTATGTAAAGTATAAACCGCGATCCTTATATTTTTCTCTAAAAGCTTGAATTCTCGCATATTCTGTCGGATTATGTTGCGAAGGAGGAACAGGTTTGTCCGAGAAATACATAAAGACTTGTTTCCCTGCCTCAAGCATAATCTCAATCTCTTCTTCGGTACCAGAACCATAGTCATCTGTAGGGGTACCAAATCGAGTCCAAAAAAGTGCCACTGCAGCGTCGCAATCTTTCACAAATTGCTCATTAAGTAAACTTTGCGGTTTCCCCCCGGATTGGGCATATGAATTTTTGCTCCAATGTTTTGTACGAATCGTTATTCCTATTGTATCTGAAAACATCGTATTAGCGTGCCATTCTTCCTTGATGCGCTTGCTGATTGTTTCGTTTGGCATTTTCCCATATTTTTGGGCTACGGCTTCATCCAGGATGCGCCGCAATTCCATTTCAATGCCTTCTTTGGAAAAATCGG